CCTGAAGATTACTCCGAGCAATCGTGGTATGAATAGATTCCTGGGACTTTCCAAGTCACAGGCAGCAAGCATGGGGTGGGCCCCGCCCACAAGCACTTAACAGCCACAAGCTACACGCGGTCAAGGAACAAGCAACACGCGTCAAGGCCACAAGCAACAGGCTTAATTCCTGGGATCCCGTCCCGTAATCCTCGGATCTTTGTCCCCTCATAAAGTTTTATGGCCAAAGGAACGAGGGCCTTTGGCTGGGTTTTTACCATGATAAAAGTATTCTTTGGATGCCTTACATGGAAGGAAATCTGGTGTGGTGAGAAGGGTATTTTTTTACTTTTCTTAACTTTTAATTCGACAGTGAAAAAGTGACCAAAACTATTATAGCCCAATACATCAGGAGTCCCGTGTGCAGCACTATTTTCCAAGCGTGTAAGTGATAATTTGCTATAATTTTTAGTAGCGAACGCTTTAATTTCATGCCAAAATTTAGTCTCTTCCTTGTACATTTTTTAGACTAATTTTTAAACTAAGATGTATCTCCAACTTTCTTTAAAACTTTACCCATATTCCAGGTTTCTGTTTTAACTGTAAAAACTAATCTGTGAGTTTCTCTTGCTCCCAATAATTTATTTTCTAAAAGTTGTAAAGAGGTAATGTCATAGTATTTACCATCTGGTAGACAAACCTGTACCCTAGCATCTTGAGCTACCGGAGCTTTTAGCAT